GCATTTGACGCTGGGTTTGTTGATCACATCAGCACGGGCCTACGCGCAGCAGCCGGCGATATCACAGCAATGGCAGAAGGTGCAGAAATCAAAGTGCCAGCAGAGAAGCAAATCGTTTCTCTGACCAAGCAGATCGAGGCAGTCACCAAGGCAAGCACAGAAATCTCCGCAGACTTGCTTGAGCAAGTTGTCATCAACCAAGCTCTTGAAGCTAAGGTTGAGGAAATCACCACTGAGCTTGCTTCAGCAGCATTGACAATGGAAGCCGCAGAGGCATCCGTCGAGAAGGTCGCAGCCGAGCTTGAAGCTAAAGCAGCCGAGGCAGAAACCAAGGCGGCAGAGCTTGAAGCTAAAGACGCTGAGATCGAGCAAACCAAGGAAATCACCGAAGAGGCAGTGGCGGCTAAGGCAGCCGAGCTTGTCCAAGTGACCGCACACGCACCAGTTGCCGACTTAGGCGACGAAGAAAATAACAAAATCTCAAGCGATGAGTTTTGGGCAGAATACAAACGAGTTGGCGACGAGCAAGGGCTTGACGCTAAAAACGTTTGGTATGCCGAGAATAAGCATCGCAAATCATAACCAACCAACCACCAACCAAAATAAAACATGGCTAATACAATCGCTGGGGCAAACCTAGCAGAAATCGCACAAGAGAGCTTAAACGGACTTCAGTCTTGCTTTGCCCCTCTTTCCGCACTGACCACTGACTTCTCTTCAGACGTAAGAGACGCCGGCGAATCAGTAACAACTCGTTACCCAACCAAGCCTACTGCTGCTGACATGAGCACAGGCTACAAGACAGCATCAGCCGATGTGGTAATGACCGCCGCTACAATCACGCTCGGAACTCACTATGGTTTCACCTATGGCTTCACCGACGTAGAACGCAGCAAGTCAGCTATCAACCTAAACGCTCTTTTCATCGAGCCAGCATTGCAGGCTTTGGGTGACAAGGTATTCGGCGATATTTGGGATTTGGTCACCGTGGCCAATTTTTCAACTGCTTCCGTTATCACAGCAGCCAACTTCGATCGCGACGACCTCGCTGATCTTGGTGCTACTCTGACCGACACCAAGAAAGCATCCAAGGATGGACGCAGCATCTTCATGAATCCTAGCTACTACGCTTCACTCGTCAAGAGCATGAACAGCGCAGAGATTCCAGGAATCATCGCTGACAAGCAAAATGCAACCGTTCCACGCGTTGCACGCTTCGACGTTCACGAAACAGACTTGGCAGATGCCAATGCTGAGAACCTCGCCGCCTTCGCCTTCCAGAAGAACGCTCTTCTCATGGCTGGACGCACCGTTGATTCTGAAATGGCTGCACAAGCAGGCATCGAAGTTGAGACAGTCACCATCCCGGGTCTTGGACTTCCAGTCCAGTTCCGTCGCTGGTATGACAGCGATGGAATACTGTATTATAACTGCAACCTCCTCTACGGCGTTTCCAAGGGTGTAGATTATGGCGTTCGCGTAACCACAGCTTAATCATGAACAAGCCAAGCATTACTATCATCAAGAAGCCGAACGGCGACTATAAGTTGCTGGCGGTTTCTGACAACGCTGACGTTGCACTTGATGCTTTCAAAAACTGCGATGAGGCAGGCGAGGTTCAATTATGGATCAAAAGCCCGCACGACAAGCGCAAGGTAAATAGCTCGCCTCCGGCAGCTAAGAAAGCAGCTAAGAAAAGCAAATAAGTTTATTCATAACAACACAAGGGGCGTCACCTGGCAACGGGTGGCGCTCTTTTTTTGTGCCTGTGAAATAAGATGAAATAAAAGTTGACTCAATCAAGCTGTGATGTAATATGTATTTAACAAAGCGAACGACACGCTGCACAACCATCAAAAATATGAAAACAGAACCAGAGCTTTTAATAGTTCCCGCCAGCCTAGACCAAGACATAAAAAACATTCACCAAGCATTGGGAGATATCCAAGATAAATACTGGGATCTTGATGATGATTCTTGTATTGATTTATATCCTGGGCACGACGGCATAACATTGTTAATGGAAGAACCATACACAGGGAAAAACCTCAAAAAGAAATGGGGTTGGCCCAAATTCTGGGATGTTTTTTTTAAGGCAGAAACCGAGGCTTTCAATACAAAGCTGGCGAAGGAAATGATAGCCATCTTGTCTGATGGATGCAAGAAGGCAGAATCCTTACGAAATGAAACAAGCAATAATTTTGAGGAGTGGAAGAAGTGCTGCGACATGGTTACGGAGTCACTCGGCAAAATGAAACCAGGATACGGGCCAGACGATGTATAAAAAACAACACGGCGGCGCACGCAAAGGCGCAGGCAGACCAGCCACAGGGCGCACGGTGAAAGCATCAAGTATCACCATGACCCCAGAGCTATGGGCGAAGCTGGACAAGCTCAAAAAGGACAAGACGCGTTCGGCATGGATTGCTGATAAAATCAAACTTACAAAAGAATCATGAAGACGTGTACAAAATGCAAAGTGGAGCAGCTTTTGGCTGATTTTCACAAAGATAAAAACAGAAAGGATGGTTTACACCTACATTGTAAGGTTTGCGTAAAACAATACTTCAAAAAAAACAAAGAAGCCATTGCAGACCAAAAGAAGGACTATTACGAGCAGAACAAAAAACATCTTATTGAGTATAGCAAGCAGTGGTATAAAGAGAATAGCGACTATGTTTGTGATATTAAAAAGCAGTATCGCAAAGACAACAAACATAAAGTTGCCGGTTGGAAGAAGCAATGGGAAAAGGAGCGTAGAGCCAATGACCCAGCACACATCATGATAAAGAACCTTCGCAGTGGTTTATATACGGCAATGAACGGAACATCCAAACCGAAGAAGACAATGGAGCTACTAGGGTGCACAAGAGAACATTTCATACACCACTTAGCATCCCAGTTTACTGATGGTATGAATTGGAAAAATTATGGAGTTCATGGGTGGCACATTGACCATATGCAACCAATATCATTGTTTGATCACAACGACCCAGAGCAAGTCGCTGTTTGTTGGCACTACACCAACCTGCAACCGCTGTGGGCGAAGGACAACATAAGGAAGTCAAACAAGGTATGAGTGATTGACATTTTAGCAGCTGTGTTTATTATGTTTGACAACATGAGCAGCTTTAAGAACTTCGCCAAGATGGGCATTACACACACGCTCAGAGTCATCGGAGAGCCAGCCAGCATCGGTGGCAACCAGTTCCAAGCCTCCTTTGAGGAGTCAGATATGGACGTCACAAGGCATGTTTTCGGTGACGAGGATGAGGTGACCACAGTGGCGGTGTGCCTCAAGTCAGAATTAACCAATGCTCCGCGCATAGGCGAGACACTCATCAGAGTCAACGAGCGTAAAACATACGTGATCACCGAGGTTCAAGATGACATCGAAAGCTACGACATCACAATGAGGCGCAAAGATGGCTAAAAGTAAGGACATCGACATTGATGATTCTGTTTTTCAGCAGAAGGCGAGATTGCTTGCTAGAAAGCTAGGCAAAGACGAGAAAGAGTTCATTAAGCAGCAGACTGGCATTCTGGCGCGTGAAGTGGCAAAATTTACACCACCATTTGACACCTTTCCAAACAACAAAGGAACAGCCATCGGCAAAAAAGCAGACGAGAAGATGGGCAAGTGGGCTGTTTACATGGACATCAAATGGATATGCACCATAAAGCCGGCTAATGTCATAGCCAAAGCAAAGCGGTCTTGGGGCGGCAGACCAATTCTCCGTGGTAGCATAACCATTTCCAAAGGCGTTATTGACGACGTAGGATCATTAAGGGCATGGCACAACGCAAACCAAAGAGCAAATAACAGAACGAAGCCATTGAAGGGGCCAATGCGTTACTGGGTATCAGATGTAGTATTTGCTGCATACGTTAAAGAAGAACAGAAAAAGGTTGGTATTGCTAAAGCAGCATTTGCCAAGGCGTCGGTGGCACTAGGGGCTAAGGGAGCTGTTCCTGCATGGGTAAAAAAACACATGGGAACAGTTTCAGGCACAGGCACAGTGCAGAAAGACACCAAAGGCTCAAAGGGAATAATCACAGGCAGGGCTGGTGGTTTGTTTCACACAATCAGTAAACTGCCAGCGATAAGAAAAAACAGGCTAATCAAGGCTGTCAAGCGTGGTGAATATGTAATGAAGCAAGCAGCAAAGGACTCCAACTTCAAAGTGGTTTGACAAACAGCTTTATTTATTATAGAAAACACCATGCCAGCCACATCAAACGAGGAAGTTTTTAATTTTGAGGGCAATCTTGAGCAGTCATTCTACGAATTTCTTCTTGCCAACGGCATCGAGTTGGCAACAGCTAACGACCCGCAACGGCTGGGTGATGACTATGTTGGCGTGCAAGTAAGCCTCGGAGGTATCTCAGATGACGAGCATATGAGCGAGAAGCCAGATGGCAACTTGGAATATGATCACTATGACTACGAGGTTAGCATCACCATCCACACCGACCGCATCGAGAACGCAGTGCCAGGTGCAGCATTCAGCCGTTACCAC